TTACCTCAATGCAAGACCATCACGGTATGCATCACCAACTTTATCTCCAATTGAAAGATATATTTTATTCATCCAATCAAAAGCAAGTGGATGAAATTTTTTAAATGATACTTTTCCACCTTCTCCAATAATTCGTTCATCAAGGCTAACGTTTACAATCTCTCCAACAAGCCTCCAATTTTTTTCATCATAACTTTTTAGTCTGCATTCAACGGAAAATGGCAGTTCATTAATGATAGGGGCATCAACGAACCCAGATTTTGTCGTGTGGAATCCAGATTTATCAAATTTATCTTCGACCTTATTCCCTGTTGCTATCCCAAGATAATCACAGGCTATTTTATTTTCTACATCAGCCATGCTGACAACAAAAGAACCTCTGGTAAGAATCCCCTTTAAAGTATGTCGCTGTGATGCAACTGTTATGGAAATCTCTGTCTCATTACTGATGCCACCCCAAACCGCTAGCATGGCACAAGGCTTCTCATCTTCATCATACGATGAAAGTATTAGCACTGGCATTGGCATAACATATGGTTTGGCCCCAATATTTATTCTTGGCATAATCTATTCTCCCTCCGTAATTTTTGACTTGTCATTCTGGAAATAGTTTGATTTCAGCAAACACCTTGCGCAGGCGATGTTCGTCAAACAGCAGATGTCCGGCAGCGGTAAACCCGGTTCATCGGAGTCATCTGCGTGTTAAGCGACAGATAGACTTGGAGAAACAGGAGCCGGAATATACCGGAACATAGAAGGATATAGTGGGACGGGAAAGCCGCATGGGCTATTGGTTTGGAAAGAATAGGCGCAGGCCGAAACGTGGTCAACGCCAGAATCACAAGTGACGGTTAGCTCGTAACACGCGCTTAAAAATGCCAGTTAATTTTGACCAGATATCAAAAGCCCCGCATGTGCCAGAAGTGACACACGCGGGGCTTTATTTTTGCGCCTTTGAACGCGGTTATCTGTATTCGCGACAGACCCAAAGCACCTGGCCGATCAGGCGCAGCTTGTCACCATTCTGGCCGCGTAGATCAAGGGTAACAGGCGGGTATGCCGGATTGATCGATTTGAGAATGGCCTGCCCCGGCAACATATCAATCCGCTTGAGATAAATTGAATCTTCAAATCCTACCGCAAAAATTCTGCCCGGAATAACCTTGAGCTTACTCTGATCTAGCAAGACAACGTCGCCATCCATGATTTCCGGCTCCATACTATCGCCGGAAACGCGCATGAGCACCATGTTCTTGGCCTTGCCCTTGCGCGCTATGAAGTCACGCCGGAAGGCATATGAGCGTTCGCTGTCCCCATCCGTTTCAAGACTTCCTGAGCCTGCTGAAAGCACTGCGTTGGCCATTGGAATCATGATCAAGTCGCTGTCGTCCTCAGCTTCTTGCTGTGCATCTTTTTTCATTGGGCCTGAGCCCAAGATAAGCCAATCCGGGGAAACACCAAAAACGGAACAAATCTTTGAACATACACCAATATCGGGTTCAGACTCTCCACGCTCGTATCTTCCAAGTGAATTTTTGTGGATGTCGATTAGCTTTGCAAATTCAGCCTGAGTCATGTCTCCACGAATTTTTTTAAGTCGTTCTGCGGTGTTCAAGTTTTATCCCCATAAGTTGAACAGGATGTTGAACACTCACAAAAACTATAACTATCTAAAATATAAGTATTTTTAAAAAATACCCATATTTTAAACTTGAACACCATTTTTGGTATTTACAAAACACCAAAAATGGTTCAAAACAGTCTTGCGAGCGGTTATTTCTAAACATTCTGTAAACAACATAACAGCCCGCCTTGTCAGGGGTCAACGTCCAGTACCGGACAAAGTTTGGACAGAGCGGAGGCCGCCAATGAATTACCCGTGTCCCCGAGAACTTGCTTACTTGCCAGATGGCGTCAGCAGAGAATCTGACGACACAACAATTTTTATGGAGGCTGTTGGTGCCTTCGTTATTGAATGCACAAATCTGAATTGGCACATGATTTGCCCAGCCTCGGCCCGTTTTAGGGAAAAGTATGCGTTCCGTGCTGGATGGGGGAATAAAGCTCGTTTTGAAGCTTCGCACATTTATTATGCGCCTATACGGGCCGCTTTAGCAGCAATGGGCAAGTAGAGGCCAAGATCATGCGCCAACTCTCTCTCTTTGATGAATCTGCGCGCCTTGCGGGTGTAATGGTTGCCATACGGGCGGCCATGCGTTCGGCTGCGTCTGAGGGAGAGGGGCGCAAGGCATTGCCTGACAAGCTGAACGTCATAGCTCGATCCAGCGGCATCAAGCTGACAAGCGGCAACGTGCGGGCTGTCAGTGAAGAGACTTTGAACAAGTGGTTATCGCCATCTGACGACAGCCATCCGCCATCCATCCATGCGCTGCTCGCATACTGCCAGGCAACTGGCAACAACGAACCCCTGCGGGTTATGGCGCGCTGCCTGGGCGTGGACCTGATGACTGACGAAGACCGCCTATTACGTGATTACGGCAAAGCAGTGCGAGACGCCAAGGCCAGCCGAAAGCGCCTGAAGAGAATTGAGGAGGATTTGTAATGGCCATGACCCCGAGCCAACGCGCCGCACTGGGCGCACGCCGCTGCACACACCGCTACCGCTTCCGCGAGAAGCTGGACGAATGCGGTTATGACAGCACGACTCTGGCCGAAGAGCTGGGGGTTAGCCCGGTAACAATCAACCGCACCATAAACGGCAGCCTGCACAGCCCCCGCGTGTTGAACTGGTTTCGGGATCGGGGCTTGGCTGAGCGGTTTTTGTGCGACCCGCGCAAGTGCGGAGAGGAGGCAGCGTAATGGAAAAGCAGAAAACCACATCATTGCGTGATGAGGACGACGTCAGCACCGAGGCATACAGTCGCATGATTGAAGAGCCCCAGGGCGTTTTTGTTCTCACAAGGGGCTGGGACAAAGAGGCGGTCAAAAAATTCCACCGTGATTTAGGCCGATTGCTGACCGCCTACTGCCAGCGCCAAGACCCTAATTAGCTGGAGCCCTTCAACCATTCAATAATGTCATTGGGCACGCCGTGAGAGGCCCACCCCTTGGCGGGGCAAACAAACAAGGAATCGTCTTCAGAAAGAGCTGAGGCCATGGCGTCGCGTATTTCTCTGGAAGAAAGATTAGTTTCAAGAAGCCAAACACTTAGCTGGAGTCTGTGGGCTTCACCAAGACTTTCAATAATGGCTTCAACATTTTCATAGTTCCGACTCTCAAGATCATACGCGATAAGATGAAACATTTCCGGCTCCTTTTGTTGGTTGAAGTGAACGGTAGCCCTGAGACTAGCAGAGGAGCCGGAACAATTGAAGAGGGACAGCGCCCCACGCGAGCCAGAGCCCTCACACTACCGCAGCAGGCTGTCGCTATCCGTAAGCCACTGCGTGGCAACGGCTACCGCGCCCGTGTAGACCCTGATTTTAGACATAGGTCAGGTAAGGCGCGCGATGCGGACGCTCTCCGTAGCTTCCTGCGTCGCAACGGCCAGTGCAACGGCGAATCCCCTTACCCTGAGATGGGGGGACGCGGCCACCCCGGACGCGGCATAAGGCCGGGGAAACAAATTTTGGAGACAAGGCATGAAGGACGCATACACAAGTCAAGAAATTGCAAATATTCTTGATCGCCCAGTGCAGTCGATAACACGGTCCGCACGTCGCGAAGGCTGGCAAGCCCTTCCGCGCGAAGGTCGCGGCGGCGGCAACTGCTGGATCGTGGCGTCCATGCCTGAGCGCACCCGCCTTGCCATTGCGGCGCGCGCCTGCCCAGCTGCTTGCAGCACCGTAAACGCCCCAGCAACCCCTGCGTCTCCTGTCTCCCCGCTCACCCTGCAAGGCGCAGCCAAAACCCGCGCCCATGCGCGCGCCGCCATAGTGCTGGCCGCACGCGTGTTTACAGCCGCCAGTAAGATGGCCCGCACCCGCGCTCTGGACGAGTTTGTGGTGCGCTATAACGCGGGCGAAATAGCCGTGGAGCCAGACGTGCGCGCGGCCCTGCCAAGCCTCTGCCGCAATAGCCTTATCAACTGGGAGCGCCGCGCGCAGAATCAGGGCATGGCCTCGCTGGCGGGAAACTTCGGGCAGCATCGCAAGGGCGCAGGCATCATAGACAGTCAACCACAGGTGCGTGAGCTGGTACTGGGACTGATCGCCGAATATCCCACCATCAGCGCCGAGCTGATCCGCGAGGACATCGAGCGCCTGGCCAGAGAACAGTCTGCCATACGTGTGCCCTCATTGCGCCGCGTGCAAGCCTGGCTTGCAGCCTGGAAGGAACAGAACCCACAGCTTGCCCTGTATATGCGTGCGCCGGATAGATGGCGCGGCCAGTTTATGGCGGCCTGCGGCAGCATGTACGAGTTGATCACCCGGTACAATCAGCGGTGGGAGTATGACGGCACGCCCTCGGACATCATGCTGAACGACGGTAAACGGTACGCCATCGTGGGTGTGATCAATGTTTACAGCCGTGAGCTGCTGCTGGAAGTGGCAGAGACCTCGACGGGGCAGACTGTAAACAACCTGACACGCCGTGCCTTGCTGGATTGGGGCATAGCCGAGGAAGTTGTTACCGACAACGGCAAAGAATTTGTGGGCACTGAGGCCCAAGGACTGTTTTTGGACCTTGGCATTATGCCCACCATCCTGCCGCCGTTTCGGCCAGACCTCAAACCTGCCATTGAACGTGTGTTCCGCAGCTTTTCGCACCATTTGCTGACCCTGTGCCCCTGCTATGTGGGCCATAACGTGGCAACCCGGCAAGAAATCCGCGAGCGGGAAACGTTTGCAAAGCGCCTGATGGACCGCAAAGAGCCACAGGAACTTAGCATGGCCATAAGCCCCGAAGCCTTGCAGGAATTTTGCGACGACTGGTGCAAGAGCGTTTACGCGCACCGCGCCCACAGCGGGTTGAAAGGTAAAACGCCCTGGCAGATGCGGCAGGAATACACCGGGGAGATTGCCCGTATTGAAGATGTACGCGCTCTGGACGTGCTGCTGACGCCGCTGGCCACCAAGGGCGGCTGGCGTCCGGTGGGCAAAAAAGGCATCCGCGCCGCGAACGGGCACTATGACAACGCGGCCCTTGGCCCCTACGTTGGCCAGCAGGTGCAAGTGCGCGTGAACACGGCGGATGCCGAGCACGCCTACATATTTGACGAGCGCGGAAAATACATTTGCGAGGCGGTGCTTATGCACGGGCTGGAGAGCGACAAACGGCGCGAGATGGCCCTGGCCAAGCGGCGCACGCAAAAATCCGCCGTCAGCGCCGCAGCCAAAGAAATGCGCGAAGCCGCCCGCAACGTGGACGCGGCAAATGCTGGGCAGCGCATCATGGACATGCACAAGGCCCGCGCCGCAGAAATCGTCGCGGCAGCCGCGCCTGCCGCGCACACGGAAACCACGCACACCACGCCCATGCTGGACAGTGCAGCACGCGCAGCGCGCCTGCGCGAAGGTGTGCCCCCCCGTGCGCATGAGGCCGAAGTGGCCGCAGCCCGTGCCCTGGCAGTGGCGCAGCAGAGCGCCCAGGAAGAGCGCTGGTTGCCTGAAAGCCCCAAGGCCCAATACAAACTGTGCCGCCGTTTACAGGCAGCACTGGAACGTGGGGACACGGTACCCCAGGAGCAAGCCGAATGGGCGAAAATTTTCGCAGGCAGCAATACTTATACGGGCTTTGCCATGCTTGAGCAGATGCAGCCCATTGCCGCCAACGGATAGCAACAAAAACGGGGCGCGCCGTACCACCGAACACGCCCCATATCAAAGAGGAAGGTAAATTATGCAGGAAGCAACCGCAACCGTCAACCTGCCCGGCAAGGCACCGCTTGCCAACGTTGGGCTTACCTTTGGCGCGCTTACTGGGGCCATCAACCGCCCCTCGCACCTGCCCGGCATTGTGGTGCTGTACGGCCCCTCAGGCCTGGGCAAGAGCACAGCGGCGACCATAGCCACCGTACAGCTGCGAGCCTACTACGTGCAGGCCAAATCAAGCTGGACGCGCAAGGCCGTGTATCAGTCCATCCTCAAGAGCATGGGCGTGGACCCGGCCAAGACCATCTATGAAATGGAAGAACAGGTCACGGCACAGCTTGCGGCCAGTCGCCGCCCGCTCATCGTGGACGAATGCGACCATCTGGTGGCCAAGGGCATTATCGAAGTTGTGCGCGATATTTACGAAGGCAGCGGCGCGGCCATTCTCCTGATCGGCGAAGAGCATCTGCCATCAAACCTTGCCCGCTGGGAGCGCATCCACAACCGTGTACTGGAATGGGTGCCCGCTCAGTATGCTGATCTGGATGATGCCCGCGCCCTGCGCGATCTCTACTGCGCCAAGGTGAGCGTGGGTGATGATCTGCTGGAACATATCCACGCGCAAAGCAAGGGCGTGGCCCGCCGCATCTGCGTCAACCTTGAACGCGTGCAGCAGGCGGGTCTTGAGCTTGGCAAAAAGTCCATGGACTTGACCACATGGGGTAAACGCCCCCTGTACACCGGCGAGGCTCCGGTGAGGGAAGGCCGTTAGCTATGGCAACCCGCAAAACGGCAAAACCTCGCCTCGCTCTTGTGGGTGTGCTGACCACGCGGGAAAAACTGTGGGCAGCCATGCGCGAGCTGCACACCTTTAGTGTGTCAGATTTGGCACACGCAGCAGGCGTAGACCGTCATGCGTACCGCATGGACGATTACCTTGGCAGCCTGGTGCGGGCGGGCATCTTGGGCAAGGACAAGCCAGCACGCTTTGCTGCGGCTACCTACACCCTGCTGCGCGACCTGGGCGTGGATGCCCCTCGCGTGCGCAAAGACGGCTCCATGCTGCCGGATACTGCGCAGGAGCGTATGTGGCGGGCCATGAAGGTGCTGCGCACGTTCAGCGTGCAGGATCTGGTTGTGCATGCCTCTTTGCCAGATGACGCCATAGCCCCCAGTGCCGCAGCCGTATACTGCCAGTGGCTGGCGCGTGGAAGGTATCTGATCAGTATGACGCGGTCTGGCAATGATGTTGTCCGGTATCGGTTTGTGTACGACTCCGGGGCAAAGGCCCCGCAGATACTGCGCGTCAAGCAACTGTACGACTGCAACCTGGGCAAGATTGTTGTTGGGGATGACATCCAGACAGCCCTGGACGCCGCCGATGCTGCAGACGTCCGAGGGGCCGCATCATGACTGCCGTAGCCAAGCCCACCAATGCAGACAAAGCCCGCGACGCCTGGGGCGAGGTGCCTGATTGGGTGCAGCGTTTGGCCGAGGCCTGCGACACTGGCGGGCTTAATCAGACCGCCAGAAAAATCAAGATGTCCCCGGCGCTGGTGAGCCTGGTTATCCGCAAGCGGCACCACGCCACATACGCCAAAGCCGAGGCGCGCGTGCGTGAAATGCTCATGACGCCCATTATATCCTGCCCGGTGTTGGGCCTGATCAGCGCCGAGCAATGTCACTCCCAACAACAAACACCGTTTACAAGTATCAACCCCCTGGCCGTTGCCGTTTACAGAGCCTGCCGGGGAGGCTGCCGCCACTGGGCGGCAAAGGAGCACGACCATGCTGCATAAACAGATCAGCCGTGTAGCGGATAAGCTGGACAACATATGCGCCGGAACAACATCCGACCAGCAACTGCTGGCAATGTCTGTGCGCAACCTCCGCGCGATCTCTGAGGATGTGGAGTGCCTGGAAGCCCACTTTACCCCTTGCAACCAAAACCAGCAGGAGGAGGACACCCATGCTGCATGAAAAAATACGTTCCGTGGGCATTGCCCTGGGTGAAATGGCCGGACGCGTCAACCCCGATGACTGGCGCAAACTGTCTGCGGTGCGTGACGAACTGGCGGCGTTGGCAAACGAGGCCGAGGCACTGGAAACCCAGGGCGAGGCCGCAACCAGCAACAAAAAAAGTGGCAAGGCCGCCAAGGAGGGTGCGTAAGTGGCCCGTATCAAGCCTGATCCTCACATTGTTGCCGACCGCGCCCAAGCGGAAGCGGCACTGGCGGAAATGGCCGCTCTGGATCGCAATCTCTCCGGCATTGAATCTGAAATGCGAGCGCGCATAGACCTTGCAAAGAGCCAGGCCAGTCAGCTTTCCACCCCGCTGCTGGCCCGAAGGAAAGAACTTTCTGATGCTGTGGCCGTTTTTGCCAAACTCAACAAGCAGGAACTGTTCGGCAAGAGCAAGAGTCTTGATCTTGGATTCGGCATCATCGGCTTTCGGGCCAGCACCAAGGTTGTGCAGATGAGCGGGATAACCCCGGAGATGACTCTGGCCCGTCTGCATCAGTATGATTTTGCCGACGGCATCCGCGTGAAAGAAGAAATCAACAAGGAAGCGGCCCTCGGCTGGCCGGATGAACGCCTGGAGATTGTGGGTTTACGACGGCAACAAGCGAACGCCTTTTTTATCGAAATCAAGAAGGACTCCATCCCTGCGGATGCGTAAACATCAGGAGGATTTTATGACAACGGGAACCAAAAGCATAACCATTGCATGCGAGGGACGAGACGATGCTGTCGAAAAAATCATTGAGACACTGCGCGATCAGTTGAAGGGGGCCAAGGGCTATGCACTCACATTTTCCATTAACAAGTCCAACGGTCTCATGATCGGGCATAGCGCGGGTGGAGAACTTAGTGTCGGCGATTTAGGGCGGTTGTGTGTGGAGACTCTGAAATTTTCGCAAAAAATTTCCAAACAAATGACCAAATGCGACTGCCCCGATTGCCGCACAGAACGGGCCAGCCAGACTACCCATTAAACATAAACCGACCACACGGAGATAAAGCTATGACCAGAGCCGAACTTGTGAAGACGTTTCAGGAAGCCACCCAACTGCCCGCCAACCAGGCCCAGGAATACCTTGAACGCTTTGGCGACATCGCAGCGGCGGAATTGCTGGGCGGTGGCGAGGTGCCCCTGCCCGGCGTTGGCAAACTGGTGATCAAGAAGCGCGCCGCCCGCAAGGGACGCAACCCGAAGACCGGGGAGCCGTTGAATATCCCGGCCAAAAAGGCGCTGACCGTGAATTTGAGCAAGGATTTTAAGGAATCGTTCAACTAGTGCAAAACCGCCTAGTTGAGGCGCACTGAATGGCCTTTAGTTGGCAACGTGACCATCTACCCGCCAGATGGTCACGTTGCAGATTGTCAGCCTTTTCTTGTTGTCCCTTTTTTGTCGTCGCTTTTGGAGAATCTTTCCTGGGGAGGCCATCTGTCCTGATTACCCGTTTGCTCTTTTTCAGTAGTAGTCGAGTCTGTTTCTTCCGTTGTTTTGTCCTCAGCCATGTTGATCACCCCCTTTTTTATAATACTATAAGAAATTAGTTTTTATAAAAAAATAATTTAAAAAGGCTAATCCGCCAATGCATGAAGATATAACATTCATCAAAGACAATATTTTCATTCTCTTTCCCAAAAAATTTACTCTCTCAAGTTCTATTTTTATACAGTTTTCAAATCCATGCATTGTACGAGAAATAGTTTCAAAAGATTTAATATCATTTTTAGCTTTTTCTGCAAATTCAGGATAAGTGCCGAAGATAGGGCGCGCAGAATCAACTCTAATTCGCATGCTGTCGATTGCAAGTATAAATGATATAAAGCTTACAATGAGTGAAATAAATAAATCAACAATAACGCACTTATATATATCAATAAAATCATCAATACTAAAAATATTGAACATAAGTGCAATTTCAGCACTTACTATGAGAAATGAAACCCATATTGAATTTCTAACGTTAGAGCTTTGCGTTGCCCATGCATCATAAGACACACTTTTATATTCTATTCGTGCAGTTTCTAAAATCATTTTAATGTTATTTTCTATGTTGTTTTGTATTCTATCATGATTTTTTAAATCATTAGAGTCTTGACTGGTATTTTCGGTAGATATCGACATTGTTATTGCCTTTTAGAAAGGATGATTGAAATAGATTAGTTAAATTTTATAAATATTACCTTCTTTTTGAGGGGACTGCAATAAACCATAACCTATTAAACGTACAAGATATTATGAATGATAATCGCAAAATCACCGCATCCTGCCTGCTTAAGGTAAACGGCAGCGCCCTGCGCGTGCAGCTTTCTCCTGCCACCATTTACGGCGGGCAAGAGGGGCACTACCGCGTGCGTGTAAACAGGATCTGGCGCAATGGGCATGACGGAAACCCTCTGTTTGTTGACCGGGCGGGCTTAGGCACATTGTTGGCCAATCTCATGTGCGCTTCGCCTGCACAAGACACCGTATGCCCCAATTTACCTAACGACGCCCGTGTGAGTGTGACAATATGGCAGGGGGATGAACCAAAGCAGTTAAGCGGATGGACTTATAGCTCTCCGATCAGGGCGGACGACGGGCTGTGGTATGTGGTGGTGAGCGCCGGTGGGCATCGTTTTTTTGCAAGGTGTGATGATGTGCGGTTGCTGCCGCCATCGGCACAGCCAGGCGCGGTGCGCCAGCGGATAACAAAGCGGAATCAGTCATGCCGGTCATAAATTTTCGCACGGGCAAGCCCCTGAAACCTCTGGAAAGCCGAGTGGAGGCCCCCGCCAAGGAGCGCCCGGCTCGCCGCAAGCGCGGAACTGAGGCGCACGAAGCACGCAAGGCCCTGCTGGCCAAGGTGCATATTGCCAAGACGCAGCTGGGCATGACGGAAGACGAATACCTGACCCTGCTTGACTCGTATTACAATGTGACCAGCGCCGGGGTGCTGGGATTGACCGAGCTTAAGGGCCTGGTGCTGGTTATGCAGCGGGAATATGGATTCAAGCCCACAAAAGGCAGCGCCAAGCGTAAAGCGGCGCGGGGAAAGGTTATCCCATCGCCCTTGCAACCTGAGGCCGTTGACCCGCTGACAACCAAACCATTGCTTGAAAAGATTGAGGCCCTGTTGACGGAAAAGGGCCGGGTCGAGGGTACGCATGTGCCCTGGGGCTATGCTGTGGCCGTCCTAAAAAAACAGTCCGGTGGCGTAACGCGGTGCTTTGAGCACGCGACAGCGGAACAACTGCGCGGGGTTATAGCCGCGCTGACGCGCGACGCCAGAAGGAAGGGACGGAGGGCCTACTAATGGCCAGTACCTGGGTAAGTTACGGCGAGTTAGTGGATATTATCGGTGTCTGCCTGGCAAAAACTTTGTGTATGACACGCGGGGGAGTGTCGTTGTATATTCCCAAGACGGCAAGCCCGCAAAGCGATCTGGCTAAAATAGTCGGCATGGGGGCCATGCATGCCCTTTCGACCGTACATGGCGGAGAAGTTATTGTGGTCCCAAATAGGCGCAATAAAGAACCGCAAAAAAGTAAAATCCTTGAAATGCTTAATGCAGGGGCAAGCCCTCGTGAGATTGCGCTGCGGCTTGACGTGACCCAGCGATACGTGGAACATGTTGCATCGTGTGTTCGCCCCAAAGTGGTGCAAGCTAGCCTGTTTGAGGTTTGACAACCTTTGAGCCCGATCAGTTGTGACAGTATTCATGGGGTAAGGAATGATTAACATAAGATATCAAATATTTATAAGCTCAACATTCATGGATTTAAAAAAAGAACGGCTACTTGCCCTTCATGCCTTGTTAAATGCAAACTACATCCCCTCAGGAATGGAAGTATTCACCGCAGCAGATGAAGACTTATTTGAATATATCAAGCGTGTTATTGACATCTGCGACTATTATCTTTTGATAGTCTGTGGCCGCTATGGATCAATTGCTAGTGATGGAAGAAGTTACACCGAAAAAGAATTTGACTATGCGCGCAATAAGGGGATCAAAGTTATTGCTTTAGTACACAGTGATCCCTATAGCTTACCAGAGGGTATGTTTGAAACCGATCCTGAACGAAAAGACAAGTTTGATCGTTTTCGTCGAAAGGTATGCGAGCAGTGTGTTGTTAAAATGTGGTCTAAGCCTGAGGAAATTCCTGAGCATATCCTTGCAGGACTTAAGTATGCAACTGAACAATACCCTGCCTACGGTTGGATAAGAAATGATGCTTCATTGTTGAATGATAAAATTACTATTCGTTTTACATTTGACGATATAATTTGGCATGAGTCCAGGATATCTTACAGAAAAATATTTACTCAATTGATAGATATTGTTGTTAAAAATGCCAACATAGAATTTATAAAGACAGAGTTAAAAATTTTTGTTCGCAATGAACTATCGATTATTAATAGTTTTGTATTTGATAATGTTGGTTATGATGGTGATTTTATTTTAGAAATCCTAAATTTTTTTCATAAAAATGATCTTATTAAAATTGATGGGAACAATCCTAGGTATGTATCAATTACAGACACAGGAAGGAGATTTTCTTCTATTATTAGCAATTGTTAACCATTTACCTGAACAATATCAGGGTGCGAATTTAAGTCCTCCTGCGGCATAACTAGCTGCAAGGAGGGCTTTTTTATGCCCATTGATACGTCATATGAGTCTTTGTACAGCAAGTTGCGTCTTACCCTGCGTCCCCTCTATGACTTTCGGGTCTGGTTGCTGCTGCTGATCTGCTTTGGGGTTGGCATGCTTGTAGACCCGTTGGGCACATTAGGCCTTGCTGGCTATCTGACTTATGTCATCGGCATGTGGGGCGCTGCGCTCATGCTGTCGAAAATCCTCACGCCGTATATCCGCATGTCTGCTTACGCCAGATCGGCTCTGAGTGGTAATGTGGCCGCCGCCCTAGTGGTGCTGGCCCGCGTGCTGCTGCAGATCTGCATTGCCATCAGCATCATGATTTGGGGCAAATGATGCTTCGCGCATCAATTCTGCCCGTTCTGGCGCTGCTCTATCTGCCCATGCTCTGGACCGAGCACCAAGCGTACAGTCCCGAGTTTTACGACCCCGCCATCTACGCTGGGCAGGTGGAGCAAGAGACCTGTTACGGGCTGGCAGATAAGCGCTGCTGGAATCCCAAAACGGAAATGAAGACCCGCCGCGAGTACGGTGTTGGGCTGGGGCAGCTCACTATTGCTTACGACAGTGCCGGGCGCGTGCGCTTCAATAACTTTGAGGACGTGCGCAAACTTCACAAGGATCTGCGCACCTGGGCGTGGGAAGATCGTTATAACCCGCGCCTACAACTACGAGCGCTCATACTCAAAGACCAGCAAGCTTGGTCTGCGTTTACAGGGTGCGCCACGGCTGAAGACCGTGCAGCCATGATGCTGGCCGCCTACAACGGCGGTATCGGCGGCGTGTTGCAAGACCGGGCCTACTGCCGCCAGGTCAAAGGTTGTGACCAGACCCGCTGGACGGGTCACGTGGAAACCCACAGTCGCAAAAGTCGGTCAAGCTTAGGCAAACAGTACGCAGATAAAAGCCCCTACGCCATTAACCGCGCCTATGTGCGCAACATTATGGGTGACAAGCGCGAGCGATATCGTCCTGCGCTGGCCACGTTGGCATCAGGAGGCAGCTTATGACCACGGGCATCAAGGCCGCACTGACGATTCTGGGCGTGCTGTTGGTCTTGGCTGGAGGTTTTGCATGGTGGCAGACGTGGCAGCTTGATAAGGCCAGAGCAAGTATTGACGGGCTGGTAAAGGCCATAGACACCGCCAAGGCCGATATCGCGCGTTGGGAGGCTGTGGGCAAAAGACTTACCACAAACGCCGGTGCCCAGGCAAAGCTGGCGGAGGCTTGCCTGAAGCGCGAGGGGCAGGCCCAAAAAGACGCGGAGACCATTGCCGACATTATGGCCCAATTCAGACCGAATGATATTACGCCGGAACAGGTCCGGCAGGGGGTGGACGATGCGACGCGCCAGCGTGCTGCTGATATGCTCAATCGGCCTTGGTAGTTTGGGCGGGTGTGCCACAACGGGCAGCGTGTCCACGCCCGCGCCGGAAGTTGTCACAACACAGCGTTGTCCCCGCCCCACGAAACCTACGTTACCCAAAATTCGCGGGGACATACCTTTTGATCACCCCGACCAGGTGGAGGCGATACTCACCCGCGACGCCCGTCTGCGTGTGTACTCCGCCCAGTGCAACGCTGCCCTGGATTGCTACGATGCCCAAGCAGAGGGGGGTAAATGACTCTCTGGGAAATTTTCTGGAAATATGGCTGGGCGTTTGCCTTGGCACTGCAACTCTTGGGGTTATGGGTCAACTGGAGTCTGTCCCGGCAGTTTGTAACACACGCATTTTTTGCCGCTTACAGCAAAGGCATGGATGAGCGCTTCAAGCAAATCGAATTACGTCAAGCTGAAGCTGATAACGTGCATACCCAGATTGCGGCAACACTTGCAGCTCTCCCCACAGCGAAGGATATGCATCGCCTAGAAGTAGGCCTTACGTCTATTGAGGGGTCCGTAAAAGCCAGCCAAGCGGAAGTGCGCGGGCTTGCCAGCGGTGTGAACCGCATTGAACGAGTCGTAGATATCCTTACGGAATCTCATATTGGAGGAAAGTAATGTCGCATAACGAGGAATTCCAGCGTCGCATTGTGGAGGACCGCCGCCTGGTGATCCTGCGCTACCTGGACGAGGAGGACGACGGCCGCATGAGCGTGAGCCTCATGACCGATGCGCTGGAAATCATGAGTCACCGCGTGCCGCGCACCACTGTACTGGCAGATGCTGGCTATCTGGAAGGTCTGGGTCTGCTGTGCGTCGAATACGTGGGCAGCGTACCCATTCTGCGCCTGACCGGGCGCGGTGCCGATGTGGCCAAGGGGTTGATTGAAGTGCCCGGCGTCAAAAAGCCCGCGCGCGGGGAATAGCCATGGCCCGCAAGAGCAGCGTCACCCGACTGTCGACTGATCTGCGCAGGCAGATAGACAAGGCGCTTACCGATGGCCGCATGACCCTGGACGAACTGCACGAGTTTGTACTGGGCAAGTGCGCGGCTGTTGGGGCCGATGCACCATCGCGCACGGCCTTGTGGCGGTACTCAACCAATTTTTCTGCCGCTGCCCAGGTCATGCGAGAAAACCGCGACATGGCCCGCGCTCTTGCGCAAGAACTCGGACCGGACAGCGTAGAGGGCGAGCAAGGGCGCTTGCTGGTGGACATGCTGCGCGGTCTGCTGTTCCGCACTCTGCAAGATCGGACTGGATCTCCTGATGCAAAATTTGACGCCGCCGAAATAGACAAGATCGCACGCAGCCTCAAGAACCTGTCTCAAGCCATGAGTCTGGAAGCGGACTTTGCCAAGCGCATACGCGAGGAAGAACGCAAAAAAACGCTTGATGAGGCGCGGGATAAACTGGACGCGGCTGCTGCTGGTGGTCTTGATCCCGCTGTGGCCCAGGAAGCCCGCCGCGTCCTCGGATTTGAGTGATGGACATTGCCCAGCCCATAATCAAATTTTTGCCATATCAGCAAGCCTGGCTGGCGGATAATGCCCGTTTCAAAATAGGCATGTTTGCCCGCCAGACGGGCAAGACATTTACCACATGCGCCGAAATTGTTGACGACTGCATTCAGGCTGAAATCAAAGGCAGCAAGGTACGCTGGGTTATCCTTTCCCGTGGTGAGCGACAGGCCAAGGAAGCTATCGACGAAGCAATCAAGCCCTTTTGCAAAGCTTTTTATATCGTCTATGCAGGACTGCTAAAAGACCGCGCATATCCCGTTTATTATGAGGGAGAATTCCGCGCGGCTGACAATGCCGTTTACAAAACCCAGGAAGTCATATTCCCCGGTGGATCGCGCATCACAGCCCTGCCTGCAAACCCGGACACCGCCCGAGGCTATTCTGCCAACGTGTTTTTGGACGAGTTCGCGTTCCATAAGGATAGCCGTGCCATCTGGAAAGCCCTGTTCCCGGTTATTTCGAAGCCAGGGCTCAAGCTGCGCATAACCAGCACACCCAACGGCAAAGACAATAAATTTTATGAGCTTTGGACAAACAAGGACACCGTTTGGGCAAAGCACCAGGTGGACATCTATTCTGCGGTAGCTCAGGGCCTAGACCGCGACATTGACATGCTTAAGGCGGCCCTGGACGACGATGACGGCTGGTTGCAAGAGTATGAGCTGAAATTTCTCGACGAGGGCAGCGCATGGCTGACCTACGATCTTATCACCGCCTGCGAAGATGAAAACGCCGGGAAGCCGGAACTATACACAGGCGGCGCGTGCTACATCGGTAATGATATCGGTGCCAGGCGTGACTTGTGGGTTTCCTGGGTACTTGAAGAAGTTGGCGATGTGCTTTGGACGCGCGAAATATCGGAATTGAGCAAAGCCAAGTTTGCGGAGCATGACCAGGAGATTGCCCGACTGAACCAGGTTTACAACATGGCTAAGCTGGCAATGGACCAAACCGGCATGGGCGAAAAGCCTGTGGAAGACATGACGGCCGAATATGGTGAAGGGGTTGTGGAGGGGGTAATCCTGTCCAGCAGCCGTCGTCTGGCTATTGCCACCGCAGGTAAACAGCGATTTGAAGATCGCAAAATACGCATTCCTGCGGGAAACAGCATTTTACGGGCAGACCTGCACAAACTGAAAAAAGTCAGTGGTGATACGGGTGCGCCTCGCCTTGTGGCAGATCGTGACGGCATCGGACATGCAGACCGCACCTGGGCCTGTTTTTTGGCCGTTGCTGCTGCCGGAGGACCGGACACATTGCGTACATGGGAGAAATTAGCCGATGGTTAAAACCCGCACATCTCGCCCGGCTCTCCGGGCTACGAGCCGCCGCAGCATGCGCGACGGTTTTCAAAATTTTGCGGCAAAACTTGGACTTGGCCAGGACAACATGCTGGCCAAGAGCGGCTACGAGCAGGGAACATACCTGACTCGTGACCGGCAGCAGCTTGATGATATGTATCGCACCAGCTGGCTTGTAGGCCGCACCGTCAACGTGGTTCCCGAGGACATGGTGCGCGGCGGCGTGGACGTGCGCGCGCAGTGGGACGCTGGAAGAACAGACGAGCTGCTGCGTGAGCATCGGCGTGTGGGCTGCCCAGGGCGATTAAGTGACGCCCTCAAGTGGGGCCGCCTGTATGGCGGTGCGTTGGCCGTGCTGCTGATAGACGGCGATGACCTGTCCACCCCACTGGAGATAGACAGCATAACCGAGGGCAGCTTTTTGGGCTTGCACGTGCTGGATCGTTGGCAGGTACAGCCCAGCAGCGAGCTGATCTCTGACCTCGGCCCTATGCTGGGCTACCCTGAATTTTACAGTGTAAACACTGTCGGCGGTATGGCTGGCGAGCGCATACATCACAGCCGTGCCCTGCGTTTTGTGGGAGTTGAGCTGCCATACCAGCAGCGGATCACTGAGCAGCACTGGGGAGCCAGCGTAGTCGAGCAAATGGAATCTCGCATGCTGGCCTATGACAGCGCCACGGAAGGCAGCGCCAATTTGTTGTACAAATCGTTTTTACGGGTGATTGGCGTTGATGGCCTGCGGTCAATACTGGCGGCTGGCGGCAAGGCCGAGCAGGCGTTAATCCGCCAGTTTGAAATGGTCCGCCAGATGCAAAGCAACGAAGGTATCACTCTGCTGGATAAGAATGATACGTTTACGACTGCCGGTTATAGCTTCGCGGGTGTGTACGATGCAATGCAGGCCTTTGCCGAGCAGATAGCCGGGGCCACCGGTATTCCCCTGGTGCGCCTGCTGGGGCAAAGTCCCAAGGGCTTTTCCACGGGCGAATCAGATTTGCGCACCTACTACGACACTATCGCCACCTTGCAGGATGACGACCTGCGGCCCGCGCTCAATGTGATCTTTGCCGTATTATCCCGCCATCTGTGGGGCGAAAGTCTGCCGGATGGCTTCAGCTTTGAGTTTGAAAGCCTCATGCAACCGTCGGAGCTTGAAAAATCGCAGATTGCAACATCCGACGCCCAGGCCGTGGCCGCCCTTGTACAGGGGGGCATCATCACGCCCAGCCAGGGGCTTGCAGCCCTGCGCGACAGTGCCCGCGTAACTGGGCGTTTTGCGGGTATCAGCGATGCGGATATTGCCAGCGCAGAAAAGGCCGAACAGGCCCCGCCCCTGCCGCCTTTGCCCCCCTCGCAGCCCAAGCAATCCTTTGCACCATTGAGTATGGGCAATGGCAACGCTGCAGCCCAATAATCCCGCACCCTGGCCCGGCCTGGCCTGGACGTGGACCGATGCCGCAACGGCCAGGGCCGGAGTGTTTACGCCCTCGCGCGCGGCGGAGCGCAGTTATGAGCGCACTCTGCGCAGCCTGGCTGGGCAGATATCTCAGGTGCTGACCAACCACCGGCCCCAGGACGCCGAGGACATACTGCGTACCTATGCCGAAACCATCACGCCCTGGGCGCAGCAAAGTGCTGCAAACATGCTGGACGGCGTAGCGCGCGGCAATCTTGATCAGTTCCGGCGCATGGCCTCGCGCATGGGCTTGGATATGCGCATGTTTCTGGCGGGCGATCCCATTGGCCAGATCGTGGCCCAGCGCATTGAAGCCAACACAGCTTTGATAAAGAGCCTCCCTTTGGAGGCGGCTATGCGCGCGGGTGCGCTGGCTCACGAGGGGCTGACCAGCGGCATGCGGGCCGAGGACATGGCGGCAGAGCTGGCCAGCATTGGCGGCACCACCATGAGCCGGGCGCGCTGCATCGCGCTGACCGAGGTCAGCAAGGCCAGCACGGCGCTGACCCAGGCTCGGGCCGGATCAGTGGGGAGCGACGGCTACATTTGGCGCAGCGTGCGCGACGGGGCCACACGCCCCAGCCACCGGGCGATGGAGGGCAAATTTGTGTCATGGGACAGCCCGCCAACACTGGACGGCATGACTGGCCACGCCGGAGAATTTCCGTATTGCCGCTGTTACCCTGAGCCGGTTATCCCAAAAGGTGATGACACACGTAAAACTTTTGCCGTCAGCAGTTTGCCCACGCAGACCCAGGAACAGGCCAGCGGGGAGCAAAAGCTCTTCACCCAGTGGGAAAAGAGCCAGGGGGCCGAAGTTGTCCGCCATGTGCCAGGCGCACCACTATATAATGTCGAGCGGGCGCAACTGGACATGGGCAAATTGTCGGCCTACGCGCTTGACCCTGACCATCCGCGTGGCGGCGATAAGGCACGCGTGTTTGCATCGGCCCTGGGGCTTGGCCCACAGGATGCGGGATGGCTGCGTGACCAGGTCATGCAGCAGCTGCCCACCGTGGCAGCTCTGGTCAAGCCCGGCACGGAATACGGGCAACGGTTTGACGCCCTCGTGCCAGTTACCGGGCGCAACGGCAGGACAGTTGCGGTCAAGACCGTATGGCAGTATGATTACACGGATGGCGGCATACGCACCGCCCCACGGCTTATAACCATGTATGTGGACAGATGACATGTTGCGAGATCTTGATGACATCCGCCTGACTCAGGCCATCACCAGCAAGGGGGGCGCTGACCTCGTGCGCCGTGCCATTACTCTGCCTGCGGGTACTGAGGGTACGGTCATGAGTGCATATCCCAACGGCGCGGCAGATGTCGAGTTTTACGTTGGTGTCAGCGATAATGCTCCCTATGGCTACATGTTGATCACGCTGGAGCCGACACAATTTGAGAGGATCGCCAAAAACGCCGCCTAACGACCTATATATGGCCGGAGCGTATCACCGTGCCAAAGTGATACATTAATCGAGCACGGGGCATCGTAAACGCCCGTAAACACCACTCCCACGACAAGGCACCCCGAACAATTTCGGGGTGCCTTTTTTTGTGCCCCTCGCGCATGGTCTACCTATGCGCATCTATACCACTGCCAAACTCTCCGAAAACATCTCGCGCACCCCCGAAGGCTACCTGCTTTGCAAGGGGGCTGCCTTGGCGCGCACTGGCACAATGGCTTACCTGCCGGAAGAGGTGTCGCCGGAAATCGTCAAGGGGTTCAGCGGCGATCAGGTGCTTATTACCCGCGACGCTGCTGAAGTCTTCCGGCCTGCTACGCTGGCCAGTTTTGAAGGCAAGCCCTTCACCCTGGACCATCCGGATGAAGACGTATCCCCCGACAACTGGTCAGAGCTGGCCCACGGATTTGCAACCAACGTGCGCCGAGGTGACGGCCGCCAGCAGGATCTGATGCTGGCCGACATCCTGATTACCGAGGCCGAGGCCATTGATGCAGTACTGCATGACGGCATGCGCGAGCTGTCGTGCGGGTATGATTGTGATTTTGAGGTAATCCGGCCCGGCGTGGGACGGCAAATCAATATTATGGGCAACCATGTGGCGCTTGTAGACCACGGCCGGGCCGGGGCGCGCTGCAAAATCAAAGATCAAAGGGAGACCCCTATGACCCCCAAAAAGACAAAAAAGCTCAGCTGGGCGGATAAAATGCGCCGCCTGCTGAAGGACGCGGAAGCCGAGGAAGCCAACGCCCCGCAGGACGAGGATACACCTCCCCCGCAGGATGAGGACAATCCCGTGGCCACCACAGATGACGACGTGGCCGCCAGCCTGGAAGAAATCAAGCTCATGTTGCGTACCCTGGTGGAAGCTCTCAAGCCGCAGGACACGGATGAAGATCCGCAGGCCCAGGACGAAGACCCGGACCAGAGCGCCCAGGACGAAGACGATCCCCAGCAAGACGAAGATCCGGACCAGAGCGCGCAGGATGAAGACGATCCCCAGCAGGACGAAGACCTCCCGGTCAAAAGCGCAGACCGCAAGCCCGGACGCATGGCCGACGCCGCCACTGTGCGCAGTGCCAAACGCATGGGGCTGTTGGGCTGCCGCGTAGGTGACAACGCGATCGTCGTGCGTCGCGCCGCGCTGGGCATGGCATGCCGCAACCCCAATACCCGCCGTATCGTGGACAGCGTTCTTGGTGGCAAGGCCATCGCCAATGCCACCGCTGCCGAAGTGCGGGCCGCGTTTGCCGCTGTGGGGGTGCTGACCGGTGCGGGTAACAACCGCCGCACGGTGGATAGTCTTTCCAGCCCGGGCGCTGGCGGCAGAAAGGGGCCGATTACGCCCGCCGACATCAACAAGCTCAACGCCGCGTACTACGGCAAAGGGGGCAAGTAATGAGTAACGCCTACCTCAAGCGTATGCCCGCCGGTTTTCCCGGCGATGTGAGTCGCAAAGCTGAGGCCACAGTGGAAGCCGGGCTTATGGGCGCAACTGTTGCCTTTGGCGCTCCGGTCAAAATGGACGGGGGCAAGCTTGTTGCGCTCTCGGGCGCGTCCGATGCCGTCTACGGTTTTGTGGTGCGCCCGTACCCGACCATGGGCAGTGCTGCGGTATCAGGCAGCATTCAGGACGTGCTGCGCCGCGGTTATATGACCGTCAAACTGACCCAGGGGACAGCGGCCAAGGGCAGCCAGGTCTATGTGCGCCACACGGCAGAGACCGGCAAGGCCGTGGGTGACATCGAGGCCGCCGCCGTTGAGGGCAAAACCCTGGCCGTGCCGGGCTGCCTGTTTATGGGCGAGGCCGATGGCATGGGCAACGTCGAACTGTCCTACAATCTATAAGGAGCATCAATGTTTACGCTTGATAAAAAAACTATCCGCGATGCTGGCGCATTTTTCGTCGGTGAGCTGGAGCGGCTGGATCAGACGATCCACAATCCCCTTGCCGTGGTCACCTGGGGCCGGGATATCGACCTTCGCGACGACGTGACCTTGGGCGATGAGCTGAGCAGCTTTACAAACTCCTCCTTTGCTGCCGCTGGCGGCATCTACGCCAACGGCATCAACTGGGTGGGCAAGGACAGCACAGCCATTGCCGGCATGGCCGTGAGCATCGACAAAACCAGTAAGCCCCTGCGCCTGTGGGGCCAGGAGATCGGGTTTACCGTGCAAGAACTCGCAGCCGCCCAACGTGTGGGCCGCCCCATCGACCTGCAGAAGTTTGACGGTCTTAAGCTCAAAAACCAGATGGACATCGACCAGATGGTCTACCTGGGCGACGATGTGGTGGGGGCCACCGGGCTGTGTAACAACGCGTCCATCACCCCCCTGACAGTGGCAAAGACGTGGGCAACCTCCACCCCCCTCGAAATATTGGCCAGTATCAACAGTGTGCTGGAGACTGCCTGGGCACAAAGTGGCTATGCCATATTGCCGGACCGCCTGCTGGTGCCGCCCACGGCCATGAGCAAATTGACCCAGCCCATCACGGACGCTGGCAGCATGAGCATACTGCAGTATGTTCGGGAGCAGTGCCTGTGCAACTCTGTCAACGGTCGTCCGTTGGACATTGCCCCGGTTAAACACCTGGCGGGCGCTGGTGTGGGCAAAAAAGACCGCATGGTGGCTTACACCAAGGATCGCCAGTATGTGCGCTATCCCCTGGTGCCCTTGCAGCACACGCCCGTGGAATATCGGGGGCTGTACCAGATCACCACCTACTATGCGGCCCTGGGCGAGCTGGAGTTTGTGTACGCCGAAACTGTGGCCTACGCGGACGGCATCTAATTATGGACATCGCCGCCTTTCGTGACTCTTTCCCGCAATTCACGGCGGAGCTGGTGCCGGACGCGCGCGTACAGTTTCACCTCACCGTGGCGGGCAAGCTGTTGCCCGCCAAACGGTGGGACGATCTGCTGGATCAGGGCTTGGGTTTGTATGTTGCCCACCAGCTCACGCTGGAGTTGGAGGTGCTCAAAGCCCAGGGTGGCACGGGCGGCATTGACGCCGCTGCCGGTCCGGTGACGGCAGAGACCAAGACCGTGGGCAGTATGTCCCATGCGGTAACACGAGCCGGTGCATCTGGTCAGGGCAGCGCCCTGGTCAATGCCGGGCAGTACAACAACACAATCTATGGCCAGCAGCTCTGGCAGCTCATGCAGATTGTAGGCGCAGGCGGGTTGATGGCATGAAGCCGACCGTAACCGTCAAACAGACTGCGGATATGACAAAGCTGATGACGCAAGGCGTCGCAGCCTTGACCAAGGTTGACGTGTACATTGGCGTACCCGCTGAAAACGCGGGCACCCGTGCGGGCGGCATCAATAACGCTGAGTTGTCGTACATCCACGAGTTTGGCGCACCAGCGGCAGGGATTCCGGCCCGCCCCCACCTGGTGCCGGGCATTGAGGATATCAAGGGCGAGGCCGCAAAAACCATGAAGGAGGCGGCAAAACAAGCCCTGGAAGGTAATGAAGGGAGTGTAGAGCCTGCTTTGAACCGCATCGGCCTGCTGGGCCAGAACGCCGTGCGGGCGCGATTCCAGAACAACGACTGGGAACCCTTGAAGGACAGCACTCTGGATTACGCCGCGCCTAAAAAGGATGCCGAGGGCAACACGCTGACGGACAAGAAAGGCCGGGTCAAGAGGGGCAAATCCCGCCGGGACGAAGGCAAGACCAACCCCCTGCTGGACACCGGGCAGCTGATGAAAAGTCACACCTACGTGATCCGTAAACGCGGTCAGGGCATGATCACCCCAGGGGACAAATGATGTTGGATGTATCGGCACTGCTGGACGACACGACGTTTTGCACACTGTTTACGGTGCTGCGTCTGACGGAATCCGTAAACGACCATGGTCGGGCCGAATATGCGGAGGCCTCCACGTCCATGACGGGCGTGGTGCAGCCTGCCACTGCCCGTGAATTGGAGCGCCTGCCCGAAGGCGAACGGGACAAGGAGACTCTGACTATTTACACGCGGCAGCCGCTGCGCGTGGGCAATCTTGCCAACGGCACCGCAGCCGATTGCGTGCAGTACAACGGCGCGCGCTACACGGTGGCCGCAGTGGAGACATGGCCAGGATACACCCGCGCCCTGGCACAGAAGGAACTGGATAATGCCTGATGCCGTCAATCCCAGCAGCCTGGAAGCCGGATGGCTGCGCCCCGCCTCTGGGCCGGACGAGGACGCGTTGGAAAATGCGCTGCACGACATGGTCTGCGGGCTGACGGGCTTGCCTGGTCAGATGGTACGCCCACGCTGGCAGCCCAACCCACCCAAGACACCAGGCCCTGACCAACACTGGTGCGCGTTTGGCGTTATCAATGAGGGCGCACCCGGTGGCACAGCATGGCATCAGGGCGGTGCCACACATGTGGAAATACACGAGCGCCTGGTCGTTATGTGCAGCTTTTACGGGCCGCAGGCCAGGTCATTGGCCAGAGCGCTACGGGATGGTCTGTATGTGGAGCAAAACCGGGCCATGCTGCGAGACCTGGCTAACCTGGCATTTGTGGAGGCAGGGGACATTGTGCCCGCGCCCGATCTGGTCGCCCTGCGCTGGATACGCCGCCAGGACATCACAATAACCCTCACGCGCGGCCCTCAACAGAATACGAATGAGGGTCTTACGGACATCAGAGATATCGACAGCGCCAAGGCTTGCGGCCTGTGTGGCCGGTCACGATAGGAGGAATTTATGGCAACAAAGGCACTCGCCGTTGACCGCGTGGTCAACGTCACCATTAATTTGCAGGCCCTGGCCGCCAGCCGCCGCAACTTTGGCGTGCTGCTGATTGTGGGCAGCTCCGACGTTATTTCGGCCAGTGAGCGCATCCGCAGTTATACAGGCATTGACGGCGTTGCGGCAGATTTTGGAGTGGAAGCACCGGAATATCTGGCGGCGGAACTGTTCTTTAGCCAATCGCCGCGCCCCGCAATTTTGCAGATCGGTCGCTGGCTCAAGCAGCCCACCAGCGCCATGCTGCGCGGCGGCATCTTGACCGCCGAAGAGGCGGCGCTTGCGCAGTGGACAGGCGTCAGTGACGGCAGCCTGACTGTGCATGTGGCTGGGGCCACGCATGAGGTGTCTGGCCTGGACTTCCGGGCCGTCACCAATCTCAATGCCGTGGCATCGGCCATCAGTGCCAAGGTTGCCGCCAATGGCGTGGCCTGCGCCTGGGACGGCGAGCGTTTTACGCTCACGACCAAGGCCACAGGGCCGGATGCGACGCTCACATATTGCACGGACGCCACTGCCGGGGGCACTGCCCTGGCGGCAAAACTTAAACTGACCGAAGCTACGGCCCTTGCTCCTCTGGATGGCCAGACGGAAGAAACCATCAAGCAATGTGTTGTTGAGCTGGCTGACCGGGGCGATTGGTACGGTCTGGCCATTGCCGACGCCAGCCTGACTGTCGATGATCATCTGATCGTGGCCCAGTACATCCAAGCGGCTAGCAAGAGCCGTATTTACGCGGCCACTATCACGGACACCCGCGTGCTTGATGCCGCCTACACGGATGATCTGGCCAGCCGGGGCAAGGCACTTAAACTGTCACGTTTGTTTCCGGCGTACAGTACCAACAAATATGCCTCCATCAGCGCCATAGGCCGGGCGTTTACAGTCAATTTTTCGGCCAACCGCAGTACTATCACGCTCAAATTCAAACAGCTCCCAAGCGTGGAAGCCGAAGGTCTGACGGAAACCCAGGCCAATACTCTGGCCGCCAAACGCTGCAACGTGTTTGCCGCCTACAACAACGATACGGCAATCCTTCAGGAGGGCGTCATGAGCGGCGATGCCTGGTTTGACGAGATCCACGGCACGGACTGGCTGCAAAACGCAGTGCAAACCGAGTTGTGGAACCTGCTGTATCAGAGCAAGACCAAGATCCCGCAGACCAACAGCGGCGTGCATCAGCTTATCACCTGCATCGAAAACGTGCTGGATCAGGCCGTAAACAATGCCCTGGTTGCCCCCGGCACCTGGAACGGCGACGGCTTCGGCCAACTGGAGCGCGGCGACTATCTACCCAAGGGCTATTACGTCTATTCAGAACCCATCGAACTGCAAGCGCAGAGCGAGCGCGAAAAGCGCGTGGCTCCGCCTATCCAGTGTGCCATAAAACTGGCCGGAGCTATCCACTCTGTGGATGTGGCCATAAACGTAAACAGGTAAGAACATGGGATTCGCATATTCTTTTCTTGATGTTCATGCGGCTATCAGTGGCCCTGGCGGGAACTTCCCGCTTTCGGGTGACCGGGCGGGCATCGCCCAGGAGGGCCTGACCATCGTCCCCACCGGCGATCAAAACACTATGACCGTGGGGGCAGACGGTTCCGTCATGCATAGCTTGCTGGCAGACTCCAGCGGCACTGTTACGGTTAATCTGCTGCGCACCAGCCCCGTAAACAGACAGTTGCAGGAAATGTATAATTATCAACGTCAGAGCAGCGCCAACTGGGGCCGTAACACCATAACCGTGCGCGATGTGGCACGCGGCGACACCGCGACTTGCCAGGAGGTGGCTTTCGCCAAACAGCCGGAAAAGCCCTTTGCCAAAGAAGGTGGAACGCGGCAATGGACGTTCCACTCAGGCAAAATCAATATCCAGGACGGCAGCGGCACGCCGGAAATCTCTTAGGAGTAAGCCATGAATGAAGTTGAAATCCAGGGCACTGTTTACAAAATCGGCAAACTCAACGCCTTTGCGCAGATGTACGTGCTTAAGCGCGCCGCCCCGGTGCTTGGCAAGTTGCAGGGCGTACTGGGCACGCTACAGTTGGCGCTTGACGATGCCAAGCTGGGCGACGGTAAGGATGCCAAGCTGGCTGAAGTCCTTGGCTCTTTGGGCGCGACCATCGGCGAGCTGCCGGACGAAAGCCTGGAATATGTGTGCAATGCCGCTCTGGACGTGGTGGATATGCGCCAGGCTGGCGGCGGCTGGGCACCCGTGCGCAGCAAGGGGCAGCTCATGTACCCGGAAATGGATCTGCTCACCATGTTGTCCCTGACGGCCCACGTGCTCAAGGATAACCTGACCACTTTTTTTCGCGCACTCCCGGCGTTGCAAGGGCCGGGACAGGAACCGAAGACGACGTAGACGTTGACTGGGTATGCCTGCCGGGCGGCGAGGACTGGCTGTTGAGGCCCGTGCTGCGTGGCATGTGCCGGTACGAAAGCCTCAAAGATTGTACCCTTGACTTGGCGGACATCGCCTTAATGAATGACGCCTGCAATGTGCAGGACGAAAACGAACGCCGTTACCTGGCGGCGCTCAAGAACAAGGATGCCTGATGGCCGTAACCATCGCCGAATTTTTGGCCTCTGTGGGCTTTCAGGCTGACGAAGCCAGCCTTAAGGGCGCTCTGGCCAAGGTTACAGGCTTTGCGGCTGGTATCACGCTTGCAGCTGGTGCAGCCTTTGCGGGCATCATGCGTATTGCCCAGGGCGAGGTTGCACTGGCCAAGCAGGCGGACAGCCTGGGTGTGCCCATCAAAAAGCTGGAAGAACTGGGCTATGTTGCCGAGCAGACCGGCAGCAGCTCCGAGGCCGTGGCCGCAGCCTTGGGCGGGCTGAAGGAAAAGTACCCCTACATTAAAGACACAAGTGTGCTCCTGGAGCGCGTGGGCAACAACATGCGCGGCATGAGCGACCAGGCCGCCAAACTGTACGCCAAGCAAATGGGCATTGACCCCACCTTGGTACCGATGCTGACGCGGGACGTTAGCGGCCTCAAAAACGAATTTGCGGCCATGTACGACGTGGCCGGTCGCGATGCCGCCAAGGCTGCGGAAGACAGCAAGGGCTTTCTGGCCGAGCTGAACAAGCTGCACACCATGAGCGGTCTGCTGGTCAAAGCTGTGGGTGGTGTATTCTTGGGCCAGCTGCGTGGCGATGTGGAAAACCTGCGCCGCGTAATCATGGAAAACTTCGGCAAGATCAAGGCTATTTTCGAGACCGTGATTGGCGTTGTCTTTCGCGTTGCTGGTGCTATTGGAGCCTTTGTGCGCCGCATGGTAATATGGGCATCTGCCCTGGTCGGCTGGTACGATAAGCTGGATGGCGGACAAAAAAAGATTATCCAGGGTCTTGTACTGTTTGCTGCCGCATGGAAATTTTTGAATGCCGGTTTTCTGGCCACGCCGTTGGGCATGATTGTGGCCGGTCTGGCCGCAATCGTGGGTTTGATTGACGATTACCAAACATACATGGAGGGCGGGCGTAGTTACTTTGATTGGGGGCCGTGGGAAAAAAGCATTGAGGGTGTGCGTACCGCAATCAGCAGCGCCATTGACAACGTGACCAATTTTTTTCGCGAGCATGAAAAGCTCATTACCGGATTTGCTCAAGGCATAGCCATAGCCATGGGGCTAAAGGCTGTGATGATGCTCCTCAAGGGCGCTGTCGGCGGTGTGGGTATGGCCTTCCGTGTTTTGTTTGGTCTGGTTAAGGCAAACCCCTTGGGGTTGATCATAACAGCCGCCGCCATGATCTGGGAAAACTGGGACCTCATTCGTGAGAAATTTCCAGACTTCGCAGCCTGGGCAGAAAAAGCCGCTGCTGCAATAAAGAACTTTTTCGCGCCTGCTTTGGATTGGTTAAAGGAAAAACTTTCCGGCATGACGGATTGGTTGCCCGACTTTGTGAAGGAAAAAATGGGACTGGCCGTAAACGCCAATGTAACCCCGCCGCCAGACGGACCGGCGCTGAAACCGCAGCCCATACCAGCTATGGCAGCCAGCCATACATCCCGCGAGGTTAAAGTAGAATCAAAAACGGAAATTACCCTTAATGGCGCGCAAAGCCCTGAGCAGGTTGCGGGACTGGTGGCGGGCAACCAGGACAGGGCCGCTGCCGATATGGCGCGGCACATGCAGGGGGCAACCCGATGAGCACTAATGGCACTGTCATTACCGGGCGCAACCTGGGCGGCTTGCAATTTGCGGTGGTCGTGGAGGAGCAGCACGAAGATAAGCTGACGATCACCGAGCACCCTGTGGAGCAAGGCGCAAAGATCAACGACCACGCCTATGTTATGCCAGCCACTGTTACCATACGCGCGGGCGTATCGGACGCGGCCGGAGACGGCAAGGCGCGGGAGATGTACGACAAGCTGCTGGACCTGATGCGCAAGCGCGAGCCGATCAGCATTGTTACGGGCAAGCGCTTGTACGACAATATGCTTGTCGAGGGCGTGACCTGTACCACGGACAAAAATACGGAAAAGGCCCTGCTGGTGACCGCCAATTGCAGGGAGGTCATTATCGTGCGCACGCAAGCGGCCAGCGTGCCGCCGCGCAGCAGGCACAAGCACGCTGCCAAGACTGGCGGTGTGAGTGATAAAGGGCAAAAGCAGCCCAACAGCATACTTAACGCTAGCGCGGGCAGCGGCGGTTATACCCGCCCAGGCGGCGCGGCAAAATGATCTGACAATGGCGGTCGTTGTTCAATAAGTCGTAATCAACTGCGGCCACCCCGAACTTGTTCGGGGTGGCCGCTCATCGTATCCATTCAGTACAGTGCCCTCATGGCACTGTACGAAATACCCCTTACCCCCGAACCTCAAGCCTTTGGTATCAGTCTGGCCGGGCGCTCCCTGCGCCTGGTGCTGCGTTGGGCAGAAAGCCCGGCAGCGGATGTTTCCGGCGGTTGGATGCTGGATATTCTTGATCAGCCTGACGACACCATTCCCTTGATTTGCGGCATCCCTTTGATCGCTGGCTGTGACCTGCTGGCCCCCTATGCCTACCTTGAGCTTGGCGGCTCATTGTACATCTCCGGCGATATGCCGCCCACACTGGATAACTTGGGCGACACCGTGCTGCTGATTTTTGAAACGGAGGACGCATGAGCGCTAAAAATAAAGCTGAAGAGGGGCGATGCTGGTTGCGGGCCTGTTCGCTGGTTGTGGGAGGAAACTCCGGCAGCGGGCTGGATCTGTCCGAACTGCGCATCACGTTCAAGACCAAGAAAGGCGACATGGAAACGCCAAATAGCGCGGAAATAAACGTTTATAACCTGTCAGAGGCCACGGCCAGCAAGATACAACGCGAATTTACGCAGGTGCTTTTGTCCGCCGGGTATGTGGGCAATTCCGGGTTGATCTTCCGGGGCAACATTCGCCAGGTGCGCACGTGGAGGGAGAACGGCGTTGACACCGTGCTGGCCATATTAGCGGCCGATGGTGACCGTGCCTACAACTTTGCCACGGTCGCCACCACGTTGGCGGCGGGCAGCATGCCTGCGGACCGGGTGCGAGTGTGCCAGGGCAGCATGGCCGCCAAGGGGACAGAGGCGGGATATACCCCCGACCTCGGCGGGCAGGCACTACCGCGCGGCGTGGTCATGTACGGCATGGCCAGACAATACATGAGAGATGAGGCGCAAAACACCGGCACGGACTGGAGCATACAGGACGGCAAGGTGCAGATGGTGCCGCGCAAGGGCTATTTGCCGGGGCAGGCCGTGCTGCTGACCCACGAGACGGGCCTGATCGGCACGCCGGAGCAGACGCAGGAAGGCATAACCGTGCGCTCGCTGCTGCTGCCCAATCTGCGCATTGGCGGGCGCATCAAGCTGGACAACAAGAGCGTCAAGCGCATGCAAAGCCCTCTTAAGATGGCCGCTGGGCAGACCGCACCGCGCTTGGATGACGACGGCGTTTACAGGATTTTAAAAGTCGAGTTTAGCGGAGATACTCGCGGCAACGATTGGTACGCGGACATGCTGTGCATAGGCATTGACGACACCATGCGCCTTCCGCTGGATATGGCGAGGTAAAAAATGGATAGAAGCGAACGTCAAAATGACCCCATAGAAAGCCAGCGCCTGGCGCTGGAAGGTCATCAAGCCCAGATGTGGACGGCCTTGCCTGGCATTGTGGCGGGCTTTGACCCCGTGGCCATGACCGTGAGCGTTCAGCCCGCCGTGCAGGGCAGCGTGCGGGATGAGCGCGGCAAGAGTAGTAATGTGCAGATGCCTCTTTTAGTGGACGTGCCCGTGGTGTTCCCATGCGGGGGGGGATTCAGCCTGACGTACCCGATTAAGCTCGGTGACGAGGCACTGGTGGTGTTTGCCAGTCGCTGCATAGACGGTTGGTGGCAAGGCGGGGAATCCACGCCACCGCCCAGCGGGCGCATGCACGATCTCTCGGATGGCATGGCCATCATTGGTCCCAGGTCGCAGGCAACAAAACTAGACCCCCCAGTGGACACAGATAACGTCCAGTTGAGGACAGATGATGGCAAGGCCACCCTGACCATGAAGCCAGATTATACGATTGAGGCAAAAAATCCGCAAGCTGGCTGCCACATTGGCAGTGACGGAGTTATTAAATTTTCGGGAGCAGGCATCAACTTTGCGGCCAAAGACGGTGGTGCAACGCAGGCGGCGGTATCGGGTAGGATGACAGTCGACGAATTAACATCTGGTCATGTTGATTTCAATACGCATTACCATGAGTGCCCGCATGGCGGGAACACCAGCGGTCCAAAATCATGAAGTATCGCAAGCTGGACGTCAAAAATGATTATCAGCTTGGCCACGGTTCGGCAGATTATCATGTGGATACGCCGGAGTGTGTGGCCCAGGCCGTCAAAACCCGTTTGGCCCTGCTCGCAGGTGAATGGTTTTTGGATCTAGGCGAAGGCACGCCTTACGTTACCCACGTGTGGGGCAAGCACACCAAGGACACTTACGATCCGCTGTTGCGCAGGCGCATATTGCAGACTGAGGGCGTGAGTGAGCTTGTGAGTTACGAAAGCACATTTGATCCTGAGACACGTAAATTGACCGTCTCTGTTGAGCTTAACACCGTTTACGGCAGCACAACCGTAAACACCACACTATAAGGATACGCTATGGCTGACGGCGCATATATCGACCGCGACGGCATGCACCTGCCGGACTACGCCACCACGCTGACCACGCTGCAAGCCAAGGTCAAAGCCATTTTTGGCGACGATCTGTATCTGGAGCCGGACAGTCAGGAGGGCCAGCTGGTAGCGATTTTTGCCTTGGCCCAGCAGGACACGTACAGCCTGGCCGCCAGCGTTTACAATGCGTTTAGTCCTCATACTGCTCAGGGCGCTGGCCTCTCGCGTATGGTTGTCATTAACGGCATACGTAGGCAGCCAGCCAGCTATAGCACTGTAGTTGTGGTTTGCGTGGGTACTGCGGGCACCATCATCAATGGGGGCATTGTGGAGGATACGGCCGGGCAAAAATGGGATCTGCCCGCAACCGTCACCATCCCCACGTCTGGCGAGATAAGCGTTACAGCCACTGCCCAGGATATCGGCGATGTGCGCGCCGCAGCTGGCGAGGTCAATAAAATTGCCACGCCATGCCGTGGCTGGCAGAGCGTCAACAATCCCTTGGCTGCCACACCTGGTGCGGCAGTTGAGACAGACGCAACACTGCGCACCCGCCAGGCGGTATCCACGGCACTGCCCAGCCGCACAGTGTTTGAGGGCACGCTGGGGGCCGTGGCAAACCTTGAGGGCGTCAGCCGATGGCGCGGCTACGAAAACGACACCTCTACCGCTGACGCTAATGGCCTGCCTCCGCACAGCATCTGCATGGTTGTGGAGGGAGGCGACAACTCTGCTATAGCCGAGGCCATAGCGCTCAAAAAAACGCCGGGCTGCTACACCATGGGCAATGTGAAAGTTATGACGCGTGATGCCAAGGGCCTGCCCAATGTCATTCGGTTTTACCGCCCTACGGCTGTGCGCGTGCGCCTGCGCGTTACTCTCTCCCCATTGTCTGGGTATTTGTCCACCACCGGCACAGCCATAAAAGCCAACCTTGCGGCCTACATCAGCGCCCTGGCCATTGGCGATAATGTGCTTGCCAGCCGCCTGCTCACGCCTATCAATGCGGCGGATGCTTCCGGGGCGAGGACGTTTGACGTGCTAGGCATTGAGTACTGCACCGGAGATGCGCCGGATGACGAAGCTGAGTGGCAGGCGGGCAATATTGCCATAGCTTTCAACGCCGCCGCTACCTGCGTGGTTGATGACATCAGCCTGCCGGGGGTTGAGTAATGTCTGATAACGTCTACCCCAGCCTTATAACCAGCCAGCACCAGCAGCCGCGATTTACAGCTCTGGTGGCGGTGCTGACGCAACCGCTGGTTGACGCCCAGGCGCTACTGGCATCATTGCCCGCCGCCTTTGACGTGGACACAGCCGTTGGCGTGCAGCTTGACGCTGTGGGCCTGTGGGTGGGCATTACCCGCGTGCTGCGGGTGCCGTTATCCGGTGTCTACTTCGCCTGGGGCGTTGAGGGTGTTGGCTGGTCGGAGGGGGTATGGAAAGGCCCATATGACCCGGAGACCGGCCTCACCAGTTTGCCCGATGATGTGTTTCGGCGTCTTGTTAAAGCCCGCATTGCCGCCAACGCCTGGGATGGCTCCATACCCGGAGCCTACGATGTGTGGGAATCCGCGTTTGCAGATACCGGCAGCATCATCATGATTCAGGACAACCAGGACATGAGCATGGTTGTGGGCATAGCGGGCATGCGACCAGATGCCGTTACCCAGGCTTTGCTCATGGGCAATTACATACCTCTCAAGCCTGAGGGTGTGTGCGTGAGCTGGTATGCCGTTACGCAGGATGGCGGCCCGCTGATGGCCTGGGGATGCCAGGCAGACGGCCTGGGCGGATGGGGTGCAGGCCGTTGGCCCACCGTGCTTCGGCCAACTAATTAGCCCCGAACTATATCGGGGTGGCTGATATGAGCTTTCCCCGGTTACACCGGGGACACGGAGGACATTATGCCCACTACTAAAGACACTGGCGTAACCGTTGAAGCTGGCGATGTTATCAACGATATTTTGCCGTTTTGCGCTCAAGGCGTTGATGGCCGCGATCTGCTCGAGCAGGCGGACTACGCCGCTGACGTGCAGCGCACCATCGGCCATCAGCCCGGCATTGCACGGCAAGAGCTGGCCAACAAACAGGCGCGGCAGGTCTCACACATGTCCGCTGGCTTGGCGCAATTTTTGGCCCGTCGCTATGCGGCTGGCGTTAAAGACGATGGCGACCTGGATAAAGTTGAGGCGGCGCTTGTGTCTGTTATTATGGGATTGCTGGAATCCCGGCTGCCCGGCATTGCCACAGAGGATCTCAACGGCTTGTGTCACCCTGACGGCGTGACTATCAAGATCGACACCACCGGAAAGATCTATGTTGTACAGGCTGACAAGTATGACTTGGGAGAATTTTACTATTTTCGCCACCCCACTCTGAAGCCTGGCTTTGCCGTCGCTCAGGGTGGCCTGATTAGCGGAGCTTATCAGGGCAAAAACATCACTGAGTATCCTATTTGGGAATACTTAAAAACAACTCAGGGTCAGTTGCTCCTGAAGACAGAAGCCGAATGGCAGTCGATGACCAAGGCTATCTGGGCTACACTGGCAGATGGAACAACCGTTGGCTGGAACGGAATCGGCGGCGCGCCTTTTTATGTCCAGGATCTGGGAAATGGAACCCTCCGCATGCCTGACCTGCGCGGGATGTACGCCGAGGCCTCAGGATATGACGCTCTCGGCGTGGGAGGTGTGCACGGGGACGCATTGCCCGCCAGCTTGAGAGGATCGGCGGCTGGAGCATTCAGGGGCGATGGCGGCTCCCCGTCGGGCATTTTTAAAAATAACGGTCTTATTGGGTGGCAAGTCAGGTATCAGGACAACCCGGACTTTTTCAAGCTTTGGTTTGATGTTGCCAACGTCTACGCCACCGCCGCAAAAAACCAGCCCCGCGCGTGGGGTGCGTTGGCTTGTGCCTATCTCGGCACGCCAGCGGCATAGCTATGCGGGCTGACCCAAATACGCGCATGCTAATGCTCCCCAACGCCGAGGGGCATGGGCGGCACCCGTTGGCCCCACGAGCGCCGTATCAAGGATCAAGTCGGAATATCCGACCCCGGAGCCGCCCGCTGAGAATGCTGTTGATGCCTCTCGTCGGAATGCCCCGGAGATTGGCTCTAGATTTGATCCCCAAATTGCTTTGGCACGCCCCACGACTCGCCGTGCTTGGTCCCCGTGCACACCTCCCACGCCGAGAGCAGGTCAAAAAGGAAAAATAATGAAACATAATGAGCCTGCTCTTTTTGACAAGATGCGCGCTTTGGCGAACGAAGGGCACCCTCGAGCTGAAGCTCTCCGCCAGCGGGCTGACGAATTCGAGAAGGCAGTAGCAGAGAAATCCAGTGTGCGACAACTGTTGGGCGCTTGGACACGCGCGCGCCGACTTTGGTGCGAATGTACTGGTGATCCCCTGATATAAAGGAGTTTTTAAGAATGGCTAAATGTTACCAATATACGGCAGACGGCTATTTCGCAGGAGAGACTGAGGATTACGGCCTGCTTCCTAACAACTCCACGCGTACGGCCCCCACAATCGTTGAGGGGAAAATCCCGCGCTGGACGGGGAAAAAATGGGAGCAGGTTGAAGATCACAAAGGCAAGAGCGGATATGTCAACGGCCAGCCGTACGAAATTAAAGAATATGGGCCTCTGCCGAAAGGTTGGAGCGATACGCCACCACCGCCGTCATTGTCTGATGCGCAAGCAGCCAAGGCCGCAAGCATTGTCGCAGCGCATGAAACGGCTTTGGCCGGGGCCATCGCCATGTCTGACCCCACGCCATCAAATGTGGCAGTGGAAGCCGGTCTGTTGGCGGTGTCCGACCCCGAGGGTCTTGAGTATGTGCGTAACGCACTGGCTGCCCAGCGTGATGCCCTGCTAGCCGCTGTAGACGCCGCCGAGACGGCTGAAACCGTGCAGGCCATTGCCGTTAGTTACGCAGTATGACGCCATGAGCATTATTAACCAAATCACCGGCGGCGTCTGCACCGGGCCAATAAAGCCCAAGGACGATGGCTTGACCGTGTACGGCAGCAGCCAACAGCTCACAGATGTGCGTCAGCGTGTGTACGATTTCCGGCGTTACCCCAAGGCCGATCAGGACGAGGTTTTGAGCGGTGTTGACGGGGCCGTTGTCCGGCTATCCGGCGTGGTCATCCTGGGCGGCATCAAAGCCGTTTTGGCCGGTAACGGAGACCACCCTGGCAATGATGTGAGCTATGCGCAATGGCTGCTGGAGGATTGCGTCATCATCGGCGCAGGTCGCCGCTGCCCTGAAGCCCAGGACGGTACAACGGTCATCATGCGCCGCTGCTGGGTACATGATTTTGGTCAAACTTATAACGTGCGGGCTTTTGGTGGTTGGGCACACCGTGGCGCACGGATTATGGCGGAAGACAGCCTTTTTACGCAGGGCGAGATCTGGCCCTGGGGCCTTGATATTCTCACGGCCATCAAAGACCTGGGCAACCACATCGGTCAGGCTGTCAACGATCACGGTCTGTCGGCGTTGCTGCATCCGCGCACATATCTGCCCGGCCCGTGCCGTGGACTGACTGCGGATACAGGCGGCTTAGTGCTGGCCACGCGCTGTTATCGCAACCGGCCCTGGATCAAAATTGATGGGTGCAACAACTATATAGATCGGTCCGCCGCCCGAAAGATCGTTAAGCAGATTGAGGCCATTTGCCCGGACATGACGGAGCGGCTCGGCCAGCCGCTGACAGGTTTTTTTGACATCGTTACTGTCTAACCGGATTTTTTGACAATTGCATAGAGATTTGAGGATTTCAGGCCCGACAATGTGTTGCCGGGCCACCTCCCGGCGTGGGAGGGACGCATATTGATATGATCCGCAATTTTGCAAGCTCTCTCGCGTTGTCAGACCGTATATACGCGGCAACAGGCATCACAACAGCAACAGGTGCGCTGTATATGAGCAACATCCGATCCGCGCGACCGTTCCCGCGCGACGGATCAGCCTCGTATGATGGTGGTGATTTAAGCATAGACCCATCGCGCAAAGTTCCCGTGGGCGCAGCAAACAAGCCCCGCGCCTGGGGCGCGTTGGCCTGCTGCTATTTGGGGCAGCCTGCATTATAGCGCCGGAGTGCCAAGGTAGGCGCAAGCAAGTGCGCCCCATCCCCTCGGCTTGTTTGCTGCGCCCACAGGGACAACGCGCGACGGGTCAAAGTAGAACGCAGTATTTGAGGTTGACGCAGACCCAACGGCACCCAGGCCGCCTGGCTTTGCGAGATAGAATGCCCCGGCAACATTATTTGGCCAGACGCCCGCCGAAACTGTGACGGACATAGACCCCGGGATGTTGCGGATCATATCAATATGCGTCCCTCCCACGCCGGGAGATTGGTATATCTGCCGATAAGCCTCCTAAATTCTAGGAGGAACGATGGCACAAGTGGTTTTATTTCGGACCGTGGCACGCGATTGGTGGGAGAGGTACATGCTTCAGGGGGCAGTTGATTATGCGGAGGAGTCATGGCGGCGGCTAGAACGTGAGGTTATGCCTCGGCTTGGGGATAAGCCGTTGGGCAAGATCACCGCGCCTAATATCCTGACGATACTGAGACGTATCGAGCAGCGCGGCACTTTGGTGGTCGCTCGCAAGGTTAAAAGTCATATCTCTCAAATCATGCGATACGGCATCGCTTGCGGGATTGTCAGTCGTGACCCGGCCCGCGACCTTGGTTGGGCGCTGACCCCTCACAAATGCAAACCCCGCGCGGCTATCACCGAACCTCGCCAGATAGGTCAGCTTATGGCCAGCATAGAGCGTTACCGCAACTGCCAGCGCCGATGTTCCCTTAAGCTGGCTGCGTTGCTATTCGTCCGACCGGGTGAACTGGCTGCCGCCGCGTGGACTGAAATCGAGTGGGATACGGCAACATGGCGTATCCCTGCGAACAAGATGAAAATGAAACGGCCGCACAATGTGCCACTATCGCGTCAAGCGCTAGACGTTTTGCGGGAATTGCAACCGATAACTGGTAAAACACCTTGGCTGTTTCCGTCGCGCTGGGACAAGACACGAAACGAGACAGGTCATGTTCTTAACCTAGCATTACGACGTATGGGATACGGCTCGGACATCATGACAGCCCACGGATTCCGAGCAATGGCCGCAACGACATTATCAGAGCAGGGCTGGGCAAGTGAAGTTATTGAGCGGCAATTGGCACACGTCGATAAAAACCAGGTGCGGGCGGCATATCAACGTTCCGACCTGCTGACGGAACGGCGCAAGATGCTGCAAGCATGGGCTGATTACTTGGATCTTCGCTGTGCCCAGGCGATTTTAGGGAGGTAACGATTGACAGTGGCGGGGGCGCGTTAACGCCCCCACCGGCGCGGCGCCGGGTGTGCCGCACCACGGCCCCACATGAGGATTCCGGCCTCATGCAGAGTTTCCGCCTGTCTGTGTCTCTGCGAGACGGCACAGGGTAGGTGTTTACGGCTTAGGGCGCAACCCTCAATATATAATGCAACAGATTCTTGATGACATTCGCTGCCCACATTGCCGAAGGCTTCTGGCCAGAGGGCAAGCGTTGGAGATGGAGTTTAAGTGCCCGCGCTGCGGGACGTTTTTTGTACTGCGGGCCACGCGCCCCAGCTCCGAGCCACATGATGGCCATTCGGAGACAGGATGCTCACAGTAGGGAGTTTGTTTAGTGGGGCTGGGTTATGTGATCTGGGCCTTCATTGGGCTGGATTTCAGCATCAGTATTTTTGCGAGGTAGATGCTTTCTGCCAATCTGTCCTGCGCAGACACTGGCCAGACATCCCCATTTTTGCCGATATTCGCAATTTGTCAGGACAGGCATTGCCTCAGGTAGACATACTCTGCGGCGGGTTCCCCTGTCAGGATGTGTCGGTAGGGGGAAAACGTGTAGGCATAACCTCAACATCACGGAGTGGACTTTGGAATGAATACAAAAGGATCATCGCAGAAGTGCGGCCTCGCTACATCATCGCAGAAAACGTGTCTGGCCTGCTCTCCCTCGGCATTGAGGGCGTCCTCAAAGATATGGCCTCGATCGGGTATGATGCGGAATGGGAAGTGCTCCCCGCAGCGGCCCTTGGTGCCCCGCACCATCGGGAAAGGGTATTCATTGTTGCCTACCCCCACGGTTATAGGTCTGACGCAGACGATAGGCTCCTTGCTCCGCTCGAACGAATCGTGGCAGACCACGAGCAATATGCGGGCCTTTTTGGTTGGCTGGGTATTAGGTTTGACCGGGCGGACAAGGCCTCCGCGCTTGCGGGGTATGGCCGACCCATCGTTCATCGAGTGGATGATGGGGGTGCCAGCAGGCTGGACGATGCCTTATGGGCCGAGCCTCGCCGACCGCACCAGCTTGGCCGGATAGATACCGAGACAGCTAAGTCATGGATTCCACGCCTTAAGGCTCTTGGCAATGGCATCACGCCGCAACAATCATTTGCCATCGCCGCCTGCATCCTAATCGCAGAAGGCTATCCAGTTCCGGAGTTCAAAAAGTAA